CTCAGGAGGAATACTCAAAACAACTATACAAATCTTCAAAAAGAACCAGTGGGGAGGAGTTCGTGAGATTTTAATACTGAGACTTATTGCTAGGATCATCATAAATATAATAGAGTCCTTGGGCAGAGAGATTTGTGAGAAAGATGAGAGAGAGATGTTGACTGAAGGTAGAAACAAGCAAATCTTTATGAAGAAAGATCATGATGATTTGCTGAAGGAGTTTGACCAGGGCACAAAGTTGTTGCTAATTAAACACTCAGATGACATGACAAAGTGGTGTCAGAAGTTCATACCAACAATCTTTAGGTTTCTCTTCGATTCCACACAACATAAAGAAATAACTACACTTAGTTTGTCGATCCTGCACAGTCACTGTCGGAAAATAATTGAGTTCCCGAGGGAGTTAGTTCGCATGTGGCAAAAGTACCCAGACAAAGAGCATTCAAATGAGTTACAGGAGCTTAAGGAGGAGTTCATGAAAACAGGGAAAACCAGCCTGATGAACAAGAGCAACATGGGTCAAGGAATACTACACTTTGACTCCTCAGCTTTGGCACTCTTCTGTGATTCCTTTAAGGATTTGTTGTTTGACACCATAAAGGTAAAGCTTGGACTAAACAAAGCACTGGCAAGTAGGGTGAGGCTTAGTTCTGATGACAAGGGTGAACTCATATGTCTGAACAAAGATGATCCAACCTCTGGCTTTCAGTATGCCCTGTACTGTGAGTGTTCTGAGTGGGCAAGGAGGTTGTTCTCGATGGAACTCTCTGTTAAGGCTGCATCAAACTATTTCTTTTATGAGTTCAACTCCACATTCTTAGTCAATGCAAACTCTGTTTCCCCACTGATAAAGTTTGCACTTGCAGCTTGCAATCCAATTAGGACTGACTCTTTCACAGAGGCGGTTCAGGAATCACACTCTAGAATTCGGCAATTCTTTGAAAATGGCGCCACCTTAAACCTTGTCGACCTAGCTCACAAATTAAACGCAACCTACCTTGAAGAGATATTTGGTACACAACCCGGTGCACGGAACTCTCCCGAGGTTATCTTTGGTGGTGATAGGTTAAACTTTCCCTACGACTTAGGTGTGTATCCAGCAATGGAGCCAGAGGTGTCTGTGACACTAGGTCCAGAGTACTACAACTGGAAGGTCTGTCAGTCACCAGTCGGCCTTAAAAACTGCAGTAAAATCTATCATGAGCAAAATATATCAGAGGTTGCTGATTACCTTGATGACCCAGAGAGCTACTTCAAGGCCTCATCTTTTTACAAAAAAGAACCAATAAGAATACCACAAGGGTTTGTTAGCCAGTTACAATCCATCAAAAAGAAGGTTGGCTTTAACTTTGATGTTTTGCAGGAGAAACTGGCTGCAGACTATTTGTTCTTGTTGAGAGATGAAATGAATTCGAAAGAGACTGAATGGAAAGTGTTTTTGAAGCTCTGTGGCAGATCAGCAAGACTAGCAGTTAAAAGAACTTCTGAGGCCATTTATCTTGGAAGAAGCGGAGCCTTCAGGACTGCAAAAGCTTGGACCTCAGATGAAGCTCAGGATGAGAAACTGACATACGCTGAATTCGTTGAGCTACTCAAAGAAAGTGACCCAAAACCTGACCTTTGGTTCCCTCTTTCTGGAGTGTACCAGACGGTTCAAACAGTCACCAGAGGTGCAAGAATCAAGAGACCACACATGTATCTCAGTCCAACCAAACTGTCACTAGTCTCAGGTTTCTTCTCTAAAAGAGATAACTTTAGAACCTTGTTTTACTCCAGTGTCAACCTAGAGGAGTGTGATAAAATGCAAACAGACAGATTCAAGTCCTTACTCTCAGTTAACTGGTCCTCACTAACTGAGTTTGAGGAGAGGTGCAAGGAGCTAAATTACAAGCCTCATGAGTACATAATGATGTTGATGTCGTGGTTTGAGTCTAGTAAAACCTCTGACATGAAGTGTTTGTCAGCTTGTATTAACACCAAAACATTTAGTGACACCCTAAACTCTATAGTGAGGCACATGAGCCACCCTGACTACATATACACCACAGACAAGGCCTATGATGTGAGGTATGTGGAATCTTTGGTTTATGAGTACACTGACTTGATGATCCTTCAACAACTAGGGTGGGCTGAGGTTCCAGAGACAGTCAGGGAACAGATTAGAATCTTATTACTCAACAATGACTTCAGGGGTAAAGGAGCAAGATTATTTGAGAAGTGTGTGGCAATACTGGCTTTTGCTGTGTTTGATCTTAGAACTGCGTTAAACTACATTTTGAACCAAGGTCTAACTATGAAATGGTACATAAAGAAACAAAGAAAAAACTCAAAAGGAGACTGGGTGGGAGACCTGAGTTATGCTGTGGTGGGTAGAGGGAACTCCCTACTAATCAAGGAGACTAAGGGGAAAAGGAGAAATATTATTTGAGAAGGGTGGGGAAATTCTGGTTTTTGTGTTTTTTTATTTAAAAACCCATTTAAAATAATTTTTAAACAAAGGTTTAACTTTAAAAAGAAAAAAAAAAAAAAAAAAAAAAC